AGGTGGTGGTAGCGGAGGCGGTGGAGCAGGGTCAACTTCTGGAGCCGCTACTGCTGGAACAACAAATACCGGTGGCGGTGGCGGCGGAACTAGCACGGGCACAAATGCTGCTGGTGGATCAGGCGTAGTAATTATATCCTACTCTGGAGCTCAACAATTTAAAGGCGGAACTATTACTACTTCTGGCGGCAATACAATTCACACATTTACTAGTAGTGGAAGTTTAACAGGTGCTTATCCTGTTACTTATTTGGTAGTAGCCGGTGGTGGTGGCGGAGTATATTTTAATGGTGGTAAATCAACTGGTGGTGGTGGTGCTGGCGGCTATCGAAATTCAGTAAGTGGAGAAACCAGTGGTGGTGGAGGTTCAGCCGAAACGCCACTTCAAGTTATTCCTGGAACTACATATACTGTAACCGTTGGTGCTGGCGGAGCACAAGGTGCACAAGGCAATAGTTCAATTTTTGGATCTATTACATCTATTGGTGGCGGATATGCCGGATTTTCTGCGACTCCTACTGCTGGCGGATCTGGAGGATCTGGAGGTGGCGGTGGTGCAAGCGCATCATCTGGAGCTGCTGGCGGGTCAGCAACATCTGGTCAAGGTTATAACGGCGGCACCGGTGTAACTAACTGGTCAGGCGGCGGCGGCGGAGCAGGCGGAGCTGGTAGTACTGGTGGCGGCGGCTACGCTGGAAGAGGTGGCAACGGTTTAGCAAGCTCAATCACAGGCTCATCTGTTACTCGTGGTGGCGGTGGTGGTGGCGGTGGCAGCGTTGCCGAATCTATAAACGGGCAAGACGGCGGCACTGGCGGCGGTGGAAATGGTGCTGGCGCACAGCGTCCTGGTAATGGTGTTGCTGGAACTGCAAACACAGGCGGTGGTGGCGGTAGTGGGTCAGATGGATATTCTGGTGGAGCAGGCGGATCTGGAGTAGTTATTTTATCTATTTCAACAGCTAATTATTCAGGAATATATACAGGGTCACCAACTATTACAACTTCTGGCAGTAATACTATCATAACATTTAACTCATCAGGATCATACCTAGCATAATTATGCAAGCTAGATACCGCGCAGACTACCCTGGTGAATTTGTCATACTTGAATCCAAATGGTCAGGTGGCAAAAAGATTGAACGCAGAGAATTCATTGAAAATCCTATTATCAACCAACATATCTCAGGCAGAGCCGCGGCAATTGGCTCGGATATGGATAGAGAATACTTCAAATTCAAATTATTAGAAAATCATCGCGGCGGATTATTAGGTAGTAAAAAATTACAAACTTATGGAACAGCAACGATAGCCCAGGAGATGCGACTAGATTTTGCTGTGGATGTTGACTATGCTAATATACAACCATTACTTGAATCTGGATACACAGAAAATAATATTGTTTATACTACAGCTAGAAACTGTATTAAAAATCCAGGTGAATTTTATTTAATTCCACAGAATCCACACTTATGTACTATAGCATTACCCATTTATCTAGCTGCATTTGATGGACACAAAGAAGTTTATATGATTGGTTACAACAAAGAATTAGATGGTGGACAGAGTAATTGGATTGAACAAATAACTAATATTATACAAGCCTATTCAGGCACAATTTTTACCATGGTTGGTAACAAATTTAATATGCCCAATGAGTGGCTATCCTGCGCCAATACTAATACATTAGATCATTACGATTTTGTTTGTCACTGTGATGTTTGAAGTTGTTGCTGTATAATAGAAATTTTATCTCTAACCGCTGCAAAATTTATAGTGCTCCATAATCCTGGATGTAATGGCTTAGGCCAAGTCCCCGAATCAATCCAAGCATAGCCCGAATGTTCGTCATTTAGAACAGGTGTAAATTCTGTTTCAGTAATACAAAAAAAAGTATTATATTCAAATCCACCATCTGCACTTGTAAATTTTTCCAAAGGAATTAATTTTACATATTTAGGCATACTGCCCAACTCTTCCTCACACTCACGAACCATGGCAGCCATAATACTTTCTCCCTGTTCGATTTTTCCACCTGCAAGTCCCCAGGAATCTGGATGCTTAGGATCATCTCTCAGCAAATATAAGTAGCGATTAGTAGACTGGGAATAAAACCAAATTCCCACAGCGGACACAATATTGCTCATCTTGTATATATGTAACTGAACTGCCGCTACAAAATTATATAATAAGCGACCACTCGCCTCCGGCGTATAGGCCTTGATAAGATTTGACCCATCCATGACCAATCCACTTGTATTGTATCTCGGTGACAATATTTGTGCAATATTGCGTATTGTCAGGACTAGATTTAGCATTAAAATCAACAAACCAATTACCGCCATTGTATTCAATAATGTCATTGGGATTAGCTACCAATGGTTGATTATTAGAACCTACCCACGCTTCGGCATATCCACCTGACTCACTGCCAGTAGCTTCTGTTAGCAAGTAACGCTGACCAGTAGCCGCCGCAGGTAGTCCATAACCAGGTCCACTGGCCTGTGGATTTATAACAGCATCCAATGGCCTCAATGTATTAGACGGAACAGATTCCTCAATAATAGTAAACAATAAAAACTGGTCGTTGGTAGGATCAAATGCCACTGTTCCATATACTTTATTACCATCTTCCTGTGTAAGAGCAATCATAGAGATGCCAGGCCTTAACACACCATACATATTGACTACGGGAGTCCAGTTTAAGTTACTTGGCTCAACTGGATCGGGCGGAGGTAACTGATAATTTTGTTCATCTACAATAGCAGACTGTGCTAATATTTGTAATTTATTACCAATTAATACTACTTTATATCCAAACGGAGTAATATATTGACGTGTACCCAATAACAAATCATTGTTTTTAATAGCATTGACCAAATCACCCTGCCCGTCATAGATAGAGGCAATAATAGTTTCAACAACACCAAGTTTTTTAACTTTAGCCGGCAAGCTCAACCAAATTGGTAGTGCGAATTTAATAGTACTAATGTCAATAGGATCTTCTGTGCCCTGCGGAACGGAACGACTACTCCAGCCTGTGCTGACTAATTCAACAATACTTAAACTGGTCCAGTCTAAAAAATTATCAGTGGATTGTATTTCCAACGACGGATTAAACAATGGTAATATTTGTTCTAAAATCTGCATCTTTTGATTGGTATTACTAGTCCAAATATCCAAGTTGATGGATAGTTTATAAGGCGCTGGCATATAGCGTTCTATTTGAAACGCATTGCCCTGTGTAGTTTCATATGTATTTGTAGTAGCATCATACTCACGCTGACGAACAGTTTTGTTATCAACATAAGTTGGATTCTGCATACGAGGACGGTCAAAGTCTAATCCAGTGACATAAAAAGTCATCAATGGAGTTGACGGCATATTACTAGCACTATTTTCCTGTATAATAGTCTGCGCTTGACGAGAACTATCGCCATAACGAACGGGAACACGATATAATGTATCACCAGTTCCGGGTGCCGCTGATTCATTGCGGCCAAACTCAACCTGAAAACCAGAAAACATTCTAGCAAACTGAATTAAGTAGCGTCGTATTTGAGAATCAAAAAAGAATTGTTGCATTATTGTCCTAGTGGTCTTGGTTTAGGTGGCTTGTTGCCGTGGTCATTGCCATTGTCGGCTTCAGGCTTGAGTAATTCAGATAAACTCTGGCGACTTGGAATCGCACCCTGATCTGAAGTATTAACGGTATATGGATTGTTAACAAAGGATGAACGCTGTGTTTTATTCTCGAGACCCCAATCAAGAGGAGTGCGAACATCATCGGAAATAGCAATCCACGCTGATCCGCTGAAACGGAATAATCTATTGGGGAAATAATCTAGACGCAAACAGTAGTCTCCTTTTGTTGGACCCATAGGAAACGATACACCTGGTGTCACTGGCAGTCCATTTGGCGCCATGGTGTCGCCAGTTAAGTAGCCCATGGTATAACCAAACGACTGTGGTGTTTCCCCTTGGCCCTGTGTTGTAGAACTTACAGGCGGATTCAATGAATCAGCATACAATCCATTGGATGAAGGTTGACCCGAAGGTGTGTTTGGTAATATGTAAAAAGATACATTGTCATATCCCGATAACGGAACATCCACGTTAGCTTGTATAACAAGTGCGTCATTAATCGCTAAATCTTTGTTGCGAGTAGAATCGGCATCGCCTAATGTAGTAGGCTTGACAATTAATGCCCAGTGAGTAGGATCAGTAATTGGTGTCCCAGGTGGAACATTTTGTGTAGCCTCGTAATACTTGTCGCCATCTTTAACAACTTCATTCTGTGGATAAAAATTGCCTGGATCCCAAATATTATCCGGCATAAAGGGCTGGTCAATAATTTGTTTGTATTCCTGCGCATTGACCATAGGCGTTGCTTTAACACGCCAAGTATGCGGCAACCAAGTTTGACTGAATCCTTCTGCGGCATAAGCAGCATCCTGAATTACATAATACTTAGGTAATGCTCGAGTAATATTAGAATTTAATGGATAGTAATCTTTTAAGTTTGGCAACTCCAATACATCACCTGACATTAGTTTGCGGCCAAAA